CTCTGTCTGTGAGCATAAGCCTGATCCCGTATGACGGGAGGAGCACTGTCCGAAACCATCATTATCTTGTTTAAAGCCATCTCCGCCACATCTTCGGGCGAATGACCCCCATTGTTACTTGTAAAGACTATAGCATTTCCCAATTCACTGGTGCTAATAGAACCAGACATCAAGCAACATCCCTTCTAACTCTATCATAACGATATTGATCTCTAGTCTGAAGACCTTCACCAAGGTTCTTTAACCATTGAAGAGATTCTTGGAATCTTCCGTTATATATCTGAAGAATATCAGCCTCGCCTTTCATAAAGGTGTAGGCCTCTAAAAGACTTCCATACAGCAAAGCCAGTTCAGCATTATCACCTAACCAGGTTGTTCCGCTGGCAACCGTGGTTATAGAGTCTGGACGATAAAAATAATGTAACTCCATCGTAAAATTAGCATTTGGCGTAGGAGCTAACAGAAAAGTAGATTCGTCCCAATCGGCATAGTACTTAGGAACACCTGTAGTTGCAGGGTTAGGAGTGTAATCTTGCAGCATTGTCGCCTGTTTATATAAAAGAAACTCTTTGCTAGAAGAATTTATTACACTTAACGAATTCTGGGACAGAAAATCTGCGGGTTTTTGCAAGTAAGAATTTCCAGTAGAAGCTGTTCCTTGAGAAGATTTGCGAAACACGTCTAACTGACATTCTTTTAAAATTCTTTCTTCAGCGTTAATAATAAAACGAGGTAACTGATTAACAAAAGTTGTTTCCGTGTTTTGTGTGTAGTCCTGAATTGCTGTTTTTAGTGTGGTAAATGTATATGCCATATCAAAAACTCATTTCGTAATGTTAACAGGACCGGCACTAGAAAAAGAACCACCCCCTGCAACATTTCCTGTAGTGGCTGTTCCGCTGTTAGCCGTGAAGGAGTAAAAAATAGATTGAAAGTTTGTACGCAAATCGCCTTCAATAACTGTTATTGTATATCCAGAAGAAGATTCAATAACAGAATCTGTAAAACCGTCAAAATCTTTGACTTCTCTAAATCGAACCACGTCCCCAGTGCTACGACCATGACCAGGCTCATTAACTGTAATAGTAGCAGAACCACTTATGCCAGACCTAAAAGGATTAAACGGAAGTAAAACTTCTACGGGGGGCTCCGTCCTATCTGGCCTACTATTCTTAAGCGCTTGAGGATCCGCCAAGACTCGACGAGGCTGTAATTGAGGCTGTTTTGATTCAAACTCATCCTTGCCCACAAAGAATCCATTCCATTCTTTAATCATGTTTTTTAACAGGTAGGCTCTTCCAGAACGATCTGAGATACCTAAAGCATGTTTTCCTGAAGCGTATCTGGGCATTAGGTTAGACTCAATGAAGAGTAGCTTGGAACTAGTCTAAGAGCTGTTCTTTCTCCATCCTCAGACGCGGCTCTTTGAAACTCTTCTTCATAAATATCTTTAAGAAGACCAATTCTATCGGGAGATTTTTTAAGAGCTATGTAATAGGCTAGTCCAGCGACCAAACAAGGTAAAAACCGAAAAGGTAAATCAGCAGTGTTAACACCAGCATCTGCATCCTCTATCCTACGAACCCTGTAGTAAATAAGTTCATCCGTAGAGTTCTGAGGAGAAGGCCAAAGAGTAACCGTAGGAGTTATTTGACGATCAACAAAGAACTGTGTTGGACGACCTTGCGTATCTTTATCAGGAGTATTTAGATAGTCACTTCTGCTTATACGAGTAATTCCAATATCAGAAGAACTTCTTCGAACTACAGCCTCAAGAATATCAACAGTTGATTGTATATCCGTCAAAGATGGATTTTCGCTAATAGTTGTAGCCGCAGAACTGCTAGATCCTGTTATACCTTCTCCAGTAGTAAATGATCCAGACGGTAGGGTTATCGTAATAGTCGTCGAAGACGGCTTGCTTATGATAGAAGCCGTGACGCCACTAGTACCCCCTGTAATTGTTTCCCCTACAGTTAAATTAGTAGAAGCACCCACCGTAGCAGTTACAGCTCCTATTGGATATGTTGCGACAGAAGAAGAAGAGGATAGCCGAGCAAGGGGTTGTGTGATCTGCTCTACAGTCCACATATTTAACCCTCTATTTGACCATTCAGCAAAAAGAAGGTTTAAAGATCGCCTAGAAGTTGCGGCATCGTATCCTGTGCGAAACTCTAGACCGCATCTCTCAAAGGCTTCTTCTGTTATCTCAGCCATGTCCAGGTTGAAATCAACCGTACCAGAAGTTGCCATAACTAATTCCTATTACTTAGTACTGCTTTATACAATGAAGAACGATAGAATATGTGTCTCCACTAGAATGCCCTACTGTTGTAAGTTGAATGTCACCCGTATTTCCGCCAGACGCAGCAACATTAGGAATACCACTCATATCGGAGTAATCTAACGTATCAGAATAATCTGCTGGAAGTTGCGCTGCAATAACATCCGTGGAAGCGTCCCAAAGAAGTTTTACACTCATACCAACAGTGGTAAAGATAATTTTTTTAATACGAACTCCCGTGCAAGCCGTTCCATCCTGTAAGGAAGAAAGACCAGAAACATCTACCTTAAGAACCGCACCCTCACCTGTTCCATCACTAGTGTTCGTGAGATAAAATATCGCTTTTTTAGGGCCATCTTCTACCGTAGTTTTTGTTACAGCATCAGCCATGCCTGAATCCTTTTACATGAGTAAAAAGCAGGGAGGTTTCCCCCCCTGCCTAAACTGTTAGCCATTGTTGAAATCTACGTTCATGCCTGTAATACGAATCCAAATTTTACCTGCTGTATAAGCGGCGTTTGTTGCAGCACCTTGTACAAGATACACAAACTTCTTAGACAACGCAGCCATAGTAGCGGCGGAGTCAACAGAGTTGTAGTAACCCAAGGTAAGGTCGCCGTTGTTCATCATTTGAGTGCCTGAAGCAACCGCAGCACCAGAAGCCGTAGTTCCTGTAGCAGAAATGTCTACGTTAATGTCTGGGTCGCCACCAGTTGGTACTTCTACGCAACCAAACTCAAGAAGAATAGGGATGCCGTTAACTTCTTTAGTCAACTCTGCAATGTAAGCGTTTGCATCTGTTGCATTACCAATGATCCTGTCACCAGTTGCAGAACCATCAAAGCCACCATGAAGGTCAATAAGAATGGAGGTTACAATAGTGCCGCCAACCTTATTTACAAAAGTGTTGATGGAGGCATCTGGAATTCCAGAGCCATGAGCATTAGGAGTAATGCCGAAAATGGTAGCACCAGTACCCAAACTAGCGTTATTAACTCCTACAGCAGTGGCTGTTCCTGAAAAACCGTTTGTATCAACAACATTGTTGATGCCAGAAGTTGCAACAGTTTGAAGCTCAAACTGTTGCTGAGTTACAGTTCCAGTAGTGACATTTGTCGTAATTTGTTGAAAACCGTTTGGTGAACGTACGGGACCGTTAAAAGTAGTGTTAGCCATTTTATATCTCCTTACGAAAGATCTGCCCTAGAGTCTTCGTAAGCGTCTGCTGGGACAGTCGCTAGGGCTATGATTCCCAGAAATAAGTTGGGGGAGAGTTTCCTCTCCCCCGTAGTCTTATGCGCCTTTAGATCCATACACGCAACGAGGATCAGAGTAACCGTAGCTATAACGCTCACGGGCTTTGAATCGTACATTACCTGTATCAAAGTCGCCTTCCATCTTCGTAGACATCCCCATACGTTCAAAGTGAACGAAACCTCGAGGAGCATCCGTCTTAATGAAGAATGCATCAGTGTCTGTAAGATAGTGGTTAACGGTATATCCCTGCGGAAGCATACCCATGTTACGCATCGCGTTAACATCATTGTCCGCAGAACCTGGACGAAGAGTGGACTCAAGAAGACGATCCGCCACAAACTGAAGTGCGGCAGGAACAATCAACTTCTGACCACGAACCGAAACTTTAAGGCCGCGCTCATCAACAAAGGCTGCAATGTCAATAAGAGCATTCTCAAGGCTGGTTTCGTTCAAATCAGCATCTGTGCTGGGTTCGTTAGCAAGAGAACCGTTATTTACAAGAGGATGGTCTGTAGCACAAAGCTCCTTACCATCACCACCTGCGAATGTGCTATCAAAAGCATTGTTTAACGTAGCTGCGGCTTTCACCTGTTTGGTGTTAGCCATACTACGAGCCAAAGCTTTTGTGTAGCGGGAAGCAAGACGATCATAAAGATTATCTTCAATTGCTTCTTCCGTAATGGAGAAAGCAAGTGCGATAGTCTCATGGGTATATCTTGCAGTGTACGCTTCTTGTGCATCGTCAAAAGATACAGCGGAACCTTCACCCTTAACAGGTGCTGATCCAAAACCAGAAAGCATTACCTCTTCTTCAAAGGCTCTCTCTGAGGACTCTGTATCATAAATCTCAGATGACTCATCGGCATACCTAGCATACTCAAGGCCGAAAAGGGCATTGAGGCCAGGTTCTAGCTCTTTTGCTAGTTGGGCTCTACTAATAGCCATTTTTCATTCCTCCTATACGCCAGTGGTTGAAGGTGTACCCGAAGCAATGGACCCAGTAGGTGCATTGAACGAGTTATTCAACCTAACAATTACGCCAACGCCAGCAGCTGCAAAATCCTCGTTCTCAGGATCTTCCTGCCAACCCATGACGCGAAGTGCCAAAGAATTGGTAGTTGCCAGCGTACTAACAGCCAGACGACCCAAAGAAACGCCAGTAGCGTCAGTTCCCGTGATGCCCGTAGAAAGATTTGCGTTCAGGAAGACACTTGCACGAGTATTTGCCTTACTTGTCAGAGACGCATCAGATGCAATTAAATACAACTGATTTGGGTCATCGTTGATAAAAGCCTTCACTGGGTGGTTGCTATCTGCACCTGATCCAGGCCAGTGATTGCTAAATGTTGTTTTTCCAGTGACACTAGAGACAAACTCACATCCTTGAAATACGCCCAGATGACTGACTGTACCACCAGCGGCGTTAGCCGTGTGGTCGATAAACCCTGAAGCAAGAGGAATAACCAATTGCCCATGGTAGATACTGTCAGTGTTACCGTTAGCGATTTCGTATGGAGTATATCCAGTAAGGCCAGTGGAATTTGTGCCTCCGCCCAATTTACTTATGGGGCGTAGGCCAAAGCTTCCGTTACTATTAGCCATCTATTTTCTCCTAGTCCTCATTTTGAGGACCTCCAAAAGTTACACGAGACTGCCTATCAGGATTATTGATAGGCATTGCCGGGTGTTGTTCACGAGCTAAATCGTTATCAACAGCGGCCATTTGATTGAGAGTCATGTTGCGAAAGTGAGCATCACGTTCCTCAACAATCTCCAGAGGAATTCTTGCAAGCAATAAGCCACCTACGCCTATAACACCAGCATGTTTACCATCTTCAACAGTAGGGGCCTCAAAGTCAGGATATTCATCACCACGTACCAGTTCCCATCCCTCTCGAGATCGTGCTGCTACGTTTTTACGGTCATCAAAACCCATTACTTCAGACCTGATCCATCGATGTTTGTAACCATCTGGAGCGGGTGGTGCGTCCAACATGGACGGGGGCTTCCAAGGTCCTTTGCGTACTTGCCTTGCACGGGTTTGGTTGGCTCTCGGCGTTCTCGTAGACTTTTGGCGAGTTGTGTTCTCAGTAGTCATGATTAATCCCTCACATATTTTGCGTATTCTTCAAGCGGTACATTTAACCTCTTTGCAATAGCAACTTGAGACGGCGTTAATCGCACAGTTTTTCGTCCACTTCTATTGCGGGATGCGGAAGCTTCGGCTGACGCAACCTTGCGGCTTCCCCCGGTGATTTTAGACCTAGAATCGAACTTATGTGGAAATTCGACTTTTAGTCTGCTGTCAAGTTCAGCATAGTAGTCATCAGACTGAGGGTCAAACCCCTCTTCTTCCACAAGTCTCCTATGAATACCAAAAGCACCATATGTCATAACTTCGTCTTGTCCAAACCAGTTATTGTTTTTTGCCCACGCTTCCGCTTTTGGGTCTGGTTTTGCGGGAGGCGCGGAAGGAGCAGCGGCGGCAGCAGGTTGAACCACTTCAGCTTCTTCGGTATTTTCGGCCCTAATAGACCTTAAAGTTCCTTTTTCGACACTAAGATTAGCCAAGATTTCTTGAGCATCAACAATTTTATCAACATCCCCTACTTCATGGGCTTGTTTCAAAATATCTTTGGCTGAAGTAATCTGATTAGTAACTCTGGACTCAAACTGTTCTTGATAGCCCTTATCCAGAGAATCTATACGCTTTTTAAGGTTTTCATTTTCCTTGCGTACATTATCCGCATACTCAACGGCTGATTGTTTCTGTCGCTCTTCTTCACGAAAACGCTTAGTTAAATTATTTATTCTGCCTTTTACGCCAGAACTATATTCATCAAGCTCGTCTTCAGAAGATCCTTCGGCAGATACCTCAGTAATTTCAGTATCACCTTTCTCTGAATCATCCGAAAGGCTTACATCTACTGCTTCTTCCTCAGTATCTCCAATATCAATTTTAGTTTCTTCAGGCATGGTCTATCTCCATGATTAAATTCTTCTTTCTATATATGCTTAATGTCGTCAGGTTCTAAAAGTGTAGCGATAACTTCATCGTCATTGATGATGCGTACCTCTCCACCTTCAATTTTAAATCGGGAGCCGGCATAACGGCCAATACAAACCCAATCACCTTCAGAACACCAAGGTTGCCCGTCTGGGCCAAATTTGCCAGGGTCTTGATATGCAAGAGGTCCAACCTTCAATACATATGCAACTACCGTAGCAAGTGCTTCTCTATCACGAATAGCGTCAGGGATGTGTACCCCACCATCCGTAGTAGCTTTACCCATATAGGGCATAACAAGAAGTCTCCAGCCAGTAGGCTGGGGCAGTCTTTCTTTAAGTTTTTTAGAAACCAAAGATGGGTCTAGGACTTTTTCATTCTTGTTTACGTAAGGTGTGTTTAGTACTTTCGCTTTCTTCTTTTTCTGCGAATCCAGAACATTTTCTGGAACGTATAGAGTTTTAGTCATTCTTCCTCCGTTGATTGCAGGAGATCTATAATCTCCTGTTCTGCGAACTCTAACCCCCTTAGTTCTCCCGTCAACTGCCTAAAAGACTCCATGTCTTTAGGAGTGCCTTGAAGGATAGAGTCCTTTGTTAATTCTATGCGACCTCTTATAGCCTTCAATAAAGAATAAGCAAAGGTCGTTGGGTCAGCCATTACTAAAAAGACCCCTTAAAGTTCTTACCAGCAATAGCTCCGCCTTTGGAATACTTAATAGGGCCACGAGCTTCCTCAGTCATGCCACCTCGCATGTAGCCGAGTTCGTCCGTCATCATGCCGCCCATGTTACGGAGACCCTTAGTTATGACCTCATCTTTACCAGGCTCTTGTGGTTCAATGACATTAAACCCATCCGTTGCCCCGTCACCGTCCTTGTCAACAGGAACAACAGTACCGCCAACCTCTGAGGCATACTCTTCTGCATCAGACTGTTTGGTATAGGTTACACCTTCAGGCATCAGAACACCCTCGTCTTCATAGCCATGCCGCCATCGTTCAAATTCAACGAATTTTTAAGTTCGCTGACCCTAGCACGATCAGAATTAGAAATATTACGACCACCTTCATTTAACATTTCAGCAACCATCTTTTCAGCTTCCATTTCCCTCATCATACGCGCTGCACGAGCACGATCAGCATCAGAAATTGTTCTTCCAGACTCGTTCATCATCATACGCTTTGCACGAGCACGATCAGCATCAGAAATTGTTCTTCCACGCATTAGAATGTTCCTTTTCCACTATTGTCATTGTAAGTAAAGCCCTTAACTTGAGCAGGAGGGGTCCCCTGAACACGAGCCATGCCGCCATCGGCCATGTC